ATAGAGAAAGCAAACTCTCCCCATTCTCGGTGGCATCTTTGATATAACTATACGGATTCATTTCATCTCCAATAACTTAATATTATTCTCACCACAGTATTACTAACACTAGTAGCCAAATACTCTACCGGTGGTTTGCCCATGTTGGTCTCTAGTACTGTTTTTATGCCCCGCAAAATGTCAGTAGGCTCGCACCCTGATATAAAATTGCATCCCACCTCAATAGTCTCGGGGCGTTCAGTTGAATCTCGTAACGTAACTACCGGAACTCCGAATATAGCGCACTCTTCCTGCACCGTACCGGAATCAGTCAACACGACATAAGCGTCACGCTCATAATCAGTGAATTCTACAAAACCCATCGGGTCTACCAGTTTAATTAAGGGATGAAGGGTGTATTCCTCTAGGGGTTGTCTAGCATGAGGGTGTACCGGCCAAATTAAGGGCAGTTGGTGTTCTAATACTATCCGTTCGAAAGCCTCAATAAACTTCGCTAACCTAACTGGGTTATCAACATTTTCACTTCGATGGAGGGTTACTACAAACTGCGGCTCTTGAACGGGCCCTCGATGGACACAGTCGAGAACCTCATTGATTGGGTTGCCGGTAACATAAATCCGTTGGCTCTCAATGCCTTCCCGCAGGAGGTTCTGGCGACTACGTTCAGTGTACGGCAAGAGAATATCAGAAGAGTGGTCGATAATGCGCCGGTTGGTTTCTTCGGGAACGCGGTCATCATAACAGCGATTACCGGCTTCCATATGAAAGACTCTTATGCCAAGTCGTTTGGCGATGATTACTCCTAAGGCGGAGTTGGTATCTCCTAGGACTAGTAGTGCATCGGGTTTCTCATATTCAAGGATGGCTTCAAACTTCCACATAAGTTTGGTTAATTGGCCACCAAAGCTACCGGTCATCTCGAGCTGGTAATCTGGCTTGCGAATATCCAGTTCATCAAAGAAGATCTTGCTCAGCTTGTCATCATAGTTCTGGCCGGTATGGACCAAGATATGCTTGCAGAGCTGATCCAGCTCTGGGATGATCAGAGACAGCCGAATCAGTTCCGGGCGGGTTCCGAGCAGAGTTACGACTTTAATGACAACTCCTTTACCATCTGTTCGATAGTTGGCGGCTGGTCATAGCCAGCGGCACGCCACAGTCTTAAATTCAAGGCTGGATTGGTGGTGGCCAGAGTCCGGTTAACAACCGTTGGAGTTTCAACCTCTCGGATGGTGATGTCTTTTTTATACACTGTAGCAATGATCTGCAAAAGCTCAGACTTAGTCACGCTATCGGCCGGAATAATGTGCTGCAATACCGGCAACTGGATATTCTCTCGAATGATACCTTCGACTATCTTGGCGAAGTGGTAACTAGTCACACCATTCCAAAAGTGGTTAGTAAACCCGTTAACGGTGTCTTCTTGACTCAAGAACCAGTCAAGTAATGAGAGATGGTTCTTCTCTTCTGGCCCAATGACTGAGCATCTAAGATTATTAAGATGGGGGGCTTCTCCTAAGCTCTTGGTCTTGCCATATACATCTAGCGCGTCATGAGGATCAGTCTCAATGTAAAGTCCGTCTTGACCGGAGTAGACACAGTCGGTAGCAATCTGGATAGACCCTGCGGGAAGATAATGAGGGAATAAAGCATTTACTCTAATAGCTTTCCCTGGATCCTCACAGTAAGGCTTAATCAGCCCGATGCAATTGACCATCCTATCTCTATTTTCAAACCACTTTGGTTCCGGCATCTCAGCGTTGACCGCTGCCCTGATGGTCCCAGGGGAGCCCGTAACTTTGACCATCATGCTGCCAAGCATCCCCGTACCACCAAGAATAATCATTTTAATAGCTCCTTGGTCTGAGCTAGATCTAACCGAGTGGTGTTCTCAGAAGTGTAGGGGTTGTCGGTAAGCTTTTCCCCTGAAGTAAAGAACTTATCATAGTTCATGTCTCGACTGTCAGGTTTGACTCGATAATATCCACCCATATCTTGCGTGCGGTACATCTCTTCTTCAGAGATAAGAGTTTCATGGACTTTTTCCCCATGACGAGTTCCGATTATCTTAATGTCATCACTAATAGCTTTGGCGAGAGTCTCCATCGTGCAAGCCGGGGCTTTCTTTACGAATATATCGCCTGCAGATCCGTACTTGAGGGCGAACATTACCAGAGATATAGAATCCTCTAACGAGAGTAAAAACCGAGTCATCTTGGGATTTGTTAGTTGGATCGGCTCGCCAACCCTCGTGGCATTCTCCCAGATTGGGATAATAGATCCCCGTGACCGCATCACATTACCATATCTCGTTATAATAGCTCCCTTAGAAATGGCTATTTTCTCCATCATAGCCTTAGAAACTCCCATCGCATTAATGGGGTACACGGCCTTATCGGTAGATAGGCAGACTACTCTTTTAACTCTATTAGCTTTAGCCGCGTCTAGTACATGATCAGTGCCTAAAATGTTAGTTTTAACAGCTTCTAGAGGGAAGAACTCGCAGCTAGGCACTTGTTTTAAGGCTGCGGCGTGGAAAACGTAATCTTGGCCCTTCATGACTTCATCTAGTCTTTGCCGGTCGCGAATGTCCCCTATCTGGTAGTTAATGGCGGGAAGTTTTTGCCTCATCTCGTATTGCTTGGTCTCGTCACGGCTAAAGACAGTAATCTCATGTTCTAAATGGTATTTATTAGCAAAGGTTGAACCAAATGATCCGGTCCCACCAGTAATAAGGATCTTCATAGCTTATCCAGCAGATCGTCGTAACCGCGTTCGAACATCGTCTTCTTGTAGTATTCGGGGTAGTCTAACCAGTTCGACTCATCGGCGAAGGTGTAAGCCACCTTTTCGGTTAAATGCCCCACCAAAAGTCCGGAGTTAATAACGTCCCGGCTGAAGCGATAATCCTCCTGAATCGTATGAATCCCCACGCCATTCTTCTCCCACGGGCGTTCATCATAGCGTAATCCTGTATCCCAGACCCGACGATGTATAACACTGGTCCCACCGACATTACCCGGGAACTTGTTCAGGGTGATCCCATTTAAGGTGAACTCATACCCGTCTGCCAGGGGAGTATCAATTGCCGAATAATCTAAGCCTACCTGTCCGAGCGTTGGGATCTTATCAAAGGCCTTCTCTACGGCGGCGTCCCAGCCCGGCAAGAATACGAAATCATTATCCAGCCGCATGAAGTGAGTAGCCTTAGGGTACTTGAAGGCTCCAATGGCCCAACCGGAGTTGGTAGCGCGACCGGGGTAGTAGTTCTGTTGGTTCAGGACGATGCGATCAATCCTCCCGGATGATTTCTGCTCGGCTAGCCACAGCTTAGTCCCATCAGTTGAGTGGTTATCTACCACAATGATATAGTGAGGCACCTTTATAGTGTCTAACAAGTAGTCTAAAGTGCGCTTGGTATATTCCAACCGGTTATAGGTGATCATACAGATAAGGAGTTTCATAATTCCTTCTCCTTATCGAGTAGAGCCTTCTGACAATAATGTTTTGCTTCTTTATAGGAAAGAAACTTCTTCTCAGCTAATGAGTAGTACTCTTCCCCATCTTTTAATTTAGCTGTGAAGTAATGGTATTCTCCATGCTCTGGGTGGGTCTTCAATTCATACTCAAACTTCATAACAAGTTGGCCGTATCGTCAATCACGATGTAACGCTCCTCGGCTTTAATCGCTAACCCTGCCTCAATCAGCTTAGCGGCGTGAACTCTATCGGTCTCCACCTCTCCATTTGGGGTAGCAATGGTAACTAACTCTCCAGTCGGGAGCGGATCGGCTTTCTCAATGTGCTTTCGAAGGTAATGCGGGACAATCTCGGTCCATTCATCGATCTGATGCGCTCCGTGATTAGTACCGGACTTGCCCATGGCCTTAAGTTTACGCTGCCCACACCTAATCGGTGAGAGTTTGATTGGGCTCTTCGATACATACAGCTTTATGCCAAAGGTTACATCATGAAGCCCATAATCACTAAGCCCTCGACCACTAATAGAGGTGGTCATGCGAATATAAGAACCGTAGTAGGTAGCACCCCAGTGAATATCACTTCTAAAGTAAGGCCGTGTCAGGCGATCAAAGACTTCACGCTTCACTAGGAGACAGCCGGTGCCGGAGAACACTACCTTGTTCTTCTCATCCAGAAACACCGCTCCCTGACCCGCAGCTGAAACTGGATAATCACAAGTGATCGCTTCAACGTTAGCTTTTAGTAGCTCGGTTAAGGTCTCCGGGCTGAGGATCATGTCATCCTCCACGAACCACAGATGGGTAATCTCCGGGTCTTTTAAGGCGAGTACGGTCGGTTGTTCGAAACAGCGTGGGATCGGCTGCTTATGTGAGAAAAAGAAACGGTAGGGCAGCCCCTTAAGGTTCTGTAAGATTTCCTCAGCCGTTTGGCTGAAGATCATCCCTCGACTAGGCAAAATAACGGCTATTTTCATACCGTCTCGTAGTCCTGATCTTTAATGTAGGCTTGCCCATCACGATACCCCACAAAATCCGGGATATGATCCATAATCTCCGCACTCCCAACGGTCGCGAGCACCTTCTTGAAGCGTTGGATCTTGTCGTAGTCCATCGTCTTGATGACCAGATCACGACCAACCCGGGTTAACTCCTTGATTTCATGCGGTCGCTTGGGATTGCGCACGTACTTGGTTAGCTTCCTTTGGCCAGCGGTACGTTCCATCGGGCTAATTGGGACACCAGCAGAATATAACAACATGCCAAAGTTCACATCTTGGAGGCCGTAGGCTACCATCTTTAACTTACGCGGCCAGAACATGATTCGCGTGTTCTTAATTAGCACATCCCAGGTGGTGTCGGTGCGCCAGATCGGCTTCTGCATCTGTTCTAAGACCGTCCGAGCAACTAATAATAAGCCACACCCCGACCAGTAGGCATTACCTTCCGGGTCATGCAGCATAGTTGAGTCACCATTACTTTTAAAGGGGTAATCATACGCTACCACCGGGTAGTTTTGAGCGAACATCTCTCTGATTCCACCTCGAGGGAGGATCATGTCATCCTCGCAGTAGAGAATTGCAAACACTTCCGGGTCAGCTAGAGCACGGTCGGTTGGCTCCTCGAAGCATTGCGGAATTGGCAACCCATGAGCGAAGAATAGCTCATGCTCAATTCCCTCTAACTCACGCAGCAGCTCCTCGTAGGTCTCGCTGAAGATGAGACCACGCGACGGCACTACAACGGCCAGCTTCTCGCCCATAGTAGTTTAGGCAGCTTCTTTCTCTGCGAGTTTATCTAGCTCATCGCGCAGTTGGATCAAAGTCCCAAGGCCTTCAGCCATCTGGCGGGCCTGAAAGCGGAAGTTACGGTCATTCTCAGCACCCTTAGAGGCCAGCATGTGGTCCTCACTCTTAAGTAGGTTGGTTGAGAGCAGAATATCGATACGATTGCGGAAGATTACCTTCTTGAACTCATCGATCTGGGCATTAACCAGGATAAGTTTCTGATTAACCGTCAGATCATCCACCAGCTTCAGCTCTTTGGCATAAGCTTGGTCTTGTTTTAGTGGAGAGCTTGGAGAGATTAAAGACATGATCGCCCTTTCTTATATCTCGATAATACAACTTATGCTAGAGGAAAGCAAGAGGCCCCTACCTAATTACCGTGCTTGTCCTGTCGTGCCGTGGCAGGGTAGAACTTGCTATCGGTCTTGGACTGAGCAATCTCGGTGTCAATCTTTATCCACATGGCGTTGTTGTTTAGCCCTTGGTTAGCTGGTAGCCCGCGGACCTTGTCTTCAATTAGCTTCTCGGAGTCGTAGACCGTTTGAACGATTGTTGCTGCCATCAGAGTATCCCTTTTAAGTATTATAGCATCTCGGCCGAAGCCGAGAAGAGTCTTATGACTTGATGACGAAGCCGAAGCCACTTCGAAGGGTGGTACCGCCGAACAGAATGTCGACAGTAACCAACCAACCAAGATACTCCTGCTTGTACTGGGCCTGGGTGCGTGCGTTTTGCTGGATCGCAATGGCGAACGCTTCTTTGTGGAAGAACAGATGGGAGTTCTGCGGAGTTGCGGTCGCGAGCTGAACTAGGTTCTGGCTCATGTAGACCTTAACGCCGTAGATTTCACCAATCTGACCGCTCATGATCGAGTTTTGGTCCCCACCGACACCAATGGCATCGTAGCGGATGTACTTATCGATATTGAGCATCTCTTGCTTGCCCTGAGGTGTAACAACTAGTGAGCGATCAGCTCCGGGAGCTTTGTTGTCGTCCAGATAGCGGTTGATCACCAACACGATTGAGTCGGCAATGGCGGTACCAAATGCACCGTATGCCGTAAAGGCGGTGGTCATAGTGGTAGCTACAAAGCTGTCAATCTTGGCTGAAATCGCATAGGCAGCGGCCTGAGTGTAAGCACTTCGCAAATCGTACTTACTTTGGACCGAGACGAAGTCTTCCAGCAGGAAGGAACTCTCGTAGTGTTGGTTTAGGGTAATGGTGGTTTTAGTTTCGGTGTTGTAGTTGAGGGTAACGAGGGTGTTAGCGCTCTTCGCATTGGCTGAGATAGTTGAAACGTTAGGGATTTCAACGGTCTGACCGTAACTCTGCACTTCGGTATCGTAGTGGCGCACCAGCGGAACGAGAACCAGGTTCGCTTTAACGAACATGAGGACTTCGCTCGCCCATACGTTAGGACGAAATACTGAAGACGGAGTTGCTGAAACGTTAACATTGCCGCTACCGTAAGCACCTGTTACGGGGTTAGCCATGTTAATGACTCCTTATAGTAGTTAAATGTTAGGTTGTTTAAAGCTTTTTAAGCTTCCATAGCTTTGTTGATTTCATCACGGTGCTCCATGTACCATTCTTGGCTGTTTGCACCTACTAGAGCATCAACATTCTGTGGAGTGATTCGTGAGGCGGAGGTTTGGTTGGTGGTGGCATTACCACTCGCAACCGCTGCTCGCTGTTTATTGGCGAGTGATTCCAAGGCTTCTCGACCGCCGTCCTGCTTTAAAGCCGCGGCGTCTTTCGAAGAGTTCTTGAACTTGGCGACCGCATACAGGGCTTCTAGGTCATAGGCCAAATGAGGGCGTTCCTCAACTAATTTGCTGAGTTCGGCATCCATCAACTTCGCGTCAGGGTTGTCCTGGTAGAAGTTACGCACATCCTGTTCTAGCTTAAGGGACTGGATTTCGGCCTTGAGGTTATCGATGTCCGTACCATTAAGCTCAGGAGCTTGGGCGGTGACTGACTTTTGAAGCGTAGAGGCTTCACTAGCTTTGGTGTGCATGGCTTTTTCAGAGTTTAAGGCCATCTCGGCAAGCTTGCGCTCACTGTCTGATGTAATAGAAACTCCTTTATTGCTAGCCCACTTCGCTAGATCTTCATCTATCTGTAGGGTTATCTCGTTACTACTAGTATTACTTGTTTCGTTCGTAACGTCGTCTGCTGAAGATCCCTGTTGATTTTCAGTAACGGTTGGCGTCTCCGCCGCTCCTTGGTCTGACGTGGTAGTTGGTTGTGGAGTTTCGTCTACTGCCAGCGCACGCCCTGAGGCGTCTACTGCAATACCGTTAATTCCGCCAGTACTTTGGTCAGGAGCGGTTATGGTTTTGTCTTCCATATACCTATCCTTTTTCTTACTCGCCCGAAGTAGAGCCGCGCCGGGCGATTAGGCAACGGCACTACTTCCGATTAACAAGTTTATCCCCCATGGCCATGCTGTCGAGGTGTCTCAATATAACAGTATAAGCGTAAGAAGTCTTTGTCAAGCCAAAGGATTCTTCTAATGTAAGAGCTTTTTCGGCCCGATTAAGCGTAGCGTTGCGTTCCTGCTCAATCCATCCCCGTAGATGCTGGCCAATAGCAGATTTATTAAGGGCGTCATAGCCTTGAGCTAGTTGGTCTAAGTTAGCCATGCAACGCCATATGTGGCACTTCAGAAGGCGCTGCCTGTGCCGGGGGTTGGCCACCAGGTGCAGCTCCCGGAGGCATACCTTGAGCTTGCATTGCCTGTTCTTGAGCCTGTTCTTGTTCCATTTGCATCTGTTGCTGAGATTTCATTAAGGTATCAACCTCATCGGGGTCAAGATCAAACTCTTTCTGCATGATGAACTTAGTCATCTCTTCCTGATTAACATATGGATTGTTGAGCATAGTAGTGTAAAGTACCTGATATTTCTGGGAGTCGGCCGTCTCTTGCTTTTGGAGAGTAGATTGTAGTTGCACCATTGGGTCATACTCACCAGGGTATTGTTCTTGATCATAGACCGTCCAAGAAGTTCCCTGCGTGCCGGTGGTGCGGATGCTTTTAGGCTGTTTGATGTAGAGTTTTATCATTTGGAAGACTAGCTTGCCGAGTTGGTGGAAGCCGTCTTGCTCTAGCATGCTGGTCTTGGCATCGAAACGTTGGCCAACTTGTGCGATGATGGCATTTAACTGCGTTGCGGTCGAACGTCCACCACTAAGGTTAAGCCCAAAGATTTCATTAGCGGCGGTGGTTTCACGAATCTCGTTCTTTAAGTTGCCGCGCTCCTCAAAAGCCTGCGGCGGAACCTGACCGTGGACTACTGGGTTCAAGGCACCAGCCGGGAAGGGATAAACTGCACCCGGTAGATTCTCAACCTTCTCGATCCAGTCAGAATAGGCCGGATCTAGGGTGTACATCTGGTTTAAAGTGTAGGTAACCGAATCGATATTCTGGTTAGTTAGATCGTTCAAGAGTTCCTGCTGACCCATGATCGGCTCAATCTCGCCCTTACCGAGGAATAACGACTCATCGATGTAGTCACGCTGGACAATAAAGGGGTTCAATGACTGCGGATTCTTATCCTCGTTGGCTTTAGCCTGCACTAAGTAGGGGTTGTCGTCGTCTTGGATCAAGATCTTACGATTAACCACCGAGCGCACCCTATCTTTGCTCCACCACTCAATCACCTCAACTTGCGATAGAGCTGCTTTCGGGCCAAGAGTTGACCCGATGAACATGTCCTTGTTCTCTTTATCAAGCGCGTCACTAGGCTTGTCTCCGGGCTGACTTAACTGGTCGAGATTCTTGTATTTTTGCTCCATCGCGCCAGTCTCAGGGTTGACGATCTGGAAGCTTTTAAGCTCATCGATGGTTGTAAGATAACGTCTACCTTGATACGCTGCGGTCTCTGGACTGGTAGCGGTAGGATCAAAGAAGAAGTCTCGCACGGGGATGTTTAAGAGGCGGGGCTTATCAATATCCCAGTAACAGTACATAACTCCCGTACCATACATCAGCATCGAACGTATCCACTGGTGGACTTTGGCGCCCCACTTGTCACAGTCCCAGTAGTAATCTAATAGCCCATTGAGGCCGGTGGTGTCTTGGTTTTGGCTAATCTCTTGGGGAACGAAGGTAAACTTTGGCTTACCCCCAGCGATTGCAGCTACCATCACTTCAATCGTGGTAAAGGTGATTGGTACAAATGAGTCGGTAATCCCTTGGTAAGCTATATCAACGCGTTCATTGTTATAAAGCTTGAAGCAGCTGTCCCATACCTCATGGTAAGAGCCAGCGGTGTAGTCCCAACATGATTTGAAGTCAGCTACGACTGAAGCAGCGGTTGCATCATCGGTAGTCTCAGTGGTAGTAACGTCGGCCATTCATGTTATCTCTACGCCCTTTGGTGTATTATCTACTATATTTGCGGTTAAGCATAGCCTGGGGTTTGTAGACTTTAAGTGTACTCTTTGGCGCATCGGCATAACTAACCATGAAGTAAGCTAAGGCTCTTACACCATCAAAGTGGTGGCCAAACCTACGATGATCATCCCATTTAGGCTGAACCTCTTCCCCTTGCTTGGAGACTTTCTCCAGCCACACCAGGTTCTCAATCTCTTGGACTAACCAGTTGTGCTCTTGACCGGTGCGTTCATCTATTTCCACTAAGGAACTAGAGATAAAGAGGCGGGGCCTACCGGTGCCCGGCTGGATCTGACCATATTCCTCCATCTTTGTAGCTAAGGTCTCATCCCAGCTCTTAGAGTCATTAGGTTGCTTTACTACGGGGTCTAATCTCATGCCAATGTCTTGAAGATCTTTAGCCAATCTAGGATCATCGTTGTCTATCCATCCTCTAGTAAGAGTAAGCCCTGATGCTTTGATGTCTCGCAGTTGCTTGATCTGAGGAGCTTGCAGCCGTTTCTTACGAAAGCCTGATACTACATGGACGTTGTTGTCATTATCCACACCACAGAGTAACCACGCTGATGGGTCTGAGAATCCACCATCGAGAATTTCATACCATGTCCATCCTCTATCCAATGACTCATAGTCTTTAAGATGAGCTGATCGATCCCACCAGGCACAGACCAACCCAACCCGTTTCACAAACTTCCCTTCGCGTCGAACCTTAATAGCATTAGCTGAGAGCCCTCGAGACATTTGCTGCTTCTGAGATTCTGTAAGCCAGGGGTTGTCATCCCAGCCAGCTTCTGACACAAACAAATCAGGGTTCCCAGTATTGAGGTAAATGTCGTCATAGACCCAAGTCATACCTTTAATTGGAGTCATAGTGAGTAACACGTCTAAGTCTTGGCCGGCCTCTACGCGCACAAAGCACTCTTCCCAAATATCTCGAGGGGGTTCTTCATCAAACCAAATCAAACGCTTACCGGTGCCCTGGAACTTCTCACGACCTTGCTCATAGGACTTGAATGACAAGATGTTGCCATTCTTCAAGTGCATCTTCTTAATGATACGCCCACGGAGATAATCAATATGCTCAATCTCTTTAGGAGGAATGTAGGTTAGTAACTTCTTTTGGGTGGTTTCTTCTTGAGCATCGAATGACGGACAACAACACCATATCTCATAAGGAGGCCTTAAAGCTTTGTAGGGATGGTCGGCTACCGCGTACTGAGCTACTTCCTGTGCCCCCCATTCGGTCTTACCTACACGGTTACCCCAGAACAAGGTTTTAATAGCAGCAGATGATTCAGAAGCTTCTTTCTGCTTATTATGTTGTTTAATATATTTAAGCGGGTTCTCTATTCTTCTACGTTCTAGCTCTGAGAGCATTTCAAGATAAGAAATCTTTTCGGGCCTTGATAGCTTGCTCAAGCTGGTCATCGGTCATGTCCTCATACTTATGTGTAATCTCACCCTTCTGATCGACTTCAGTCTTATCCCGCCAGCCATAGTTGTTCTTCAAATTGAATATAGCCCCGCCTACGTTCTTCCCAGTATAAAGATAGTCTTCTGCATACCCCTCACACTTGAGTTTTGCATCTTTTATGGTGTCAAAAAACTCTTCCCTGGATTCATAGTTGATTAATGTCTCTCGAGATGTTCTAAGTGCCAAAGCTAACCCTGTGATTAGGTATGGCTTATTATGCTCATCACACCAAGTAAAATACTCCTCAATCTTACCTTGAAGCTCCTCGCGAGATTTGAACAAGAGCGGTCTACCGCCTGGGTGTGCCATAACTATATTATACCACCTCGGCCTATCCCTGATCTACTACATACGTTGTACGCATAAGTATTTACAACTACATACAACTGTGCTACTATTAAGCCAAGCTAAAGAACACCAAACGGCAGGGCAACTACGGACGCTACTCCCAACCGGTGATAAATCATTTGGCGGCGATCATCCTGGGTCATGATGCAAAACTGACCCGAGCTGTGGGGTTAAAGCGAAACCTCAATATTAACAAACCGCTACATAGTGTTTCTGTAAATGCCATAGGCAAAATCAAGACTGGGTTTGCGTGGAAGATGGTCTAAACTGGGCGATAGTATTAATAATCGAGGGCGATCCAATGAAGAAGATTAAACCAATCCTAACCGTTATTGAGCATGTAGTGCTAATAGCGATTCTAAGTGGCGCTGTGGGCTTTTACCTAGGCAATAGCTATGGAACTACTCATCAGCCCGTAAAGACTGTTCCTACAGCGTCAAAATAAGTGTGGCAGCCGTGGTGCAAGCTCCACCAACCCCAGCACCTGTTAAAGTAGACACGTCCTATGAATCAAAGATGTTTGTCTACTACCATGAGTCAGGCAATCGACCGGGAGCTATTAACAACAAGTCTGGGGCCTGCGGAATTGGCCAAGCTCTTCCCTGCAGCAAGTTGCCCTGTTCCCTATCTGATTACAGTTGTCAAGATGCCTGGTTCACTCGTTACGCTTTGACGCGGTACGGATCATGGGACAACGCTAAACAGTTTTGGGTAAATCATAAATGGTGGTAAGGAGAACGCATGCCAGATCTACAGCAAACCATAGTTTTAGTTTTTTGCCTCATTGCGATAGCAGTATCCATATACGTTTACTGGAGAGTATAAATGACATACCAACAAGCCGTACGGGCACTAAAAAGAGATTACTTTAAGGGGTACATTACCTTCAAGGAATATCTAGCTCTTCTTGAGCTGGCGCGATGAAAACTCGAGCCACCTTCAGTATAGAAAAAGAGGTATTGAATTTACTGATCACTATGGCCGAGAATGATCATAGAAGTAAATCAAACATGCTTGAGGTAATTATTCGTGAAGAACATCAAAAGAGGACTAGAGATGTTAAAGATAATTAGTTTCACCTTAGGCTTATTGACCGTTCTCGGTGTTGTAGCGATCGGGACGATGCTTTACCTCTTTGAGGTGGTTGTTAACCTATTTACGGTGTTAAGCAAATGAGTAAGAACGCAACCGCCGAACAAGATATGAAACGTTGTTATGACTGCCGAGATGTAGTTACTAAGGATTATTACATGTGGGAAATTCTGAGTGAGGATGGTGGTGAGCCTGTTTACCCAGAAAGGGGTGAGAGATGAGTAAGCTTGATGAGCAAATAAAGCAAATAACGCATAGTGCTTTCCGCCACCCCGACATGCAGATGGATGACATAAAAGCTCTCCTAGCCGAGTTCACTGAGGCCATGAAAGCAGCGGTGCCAGAGAAATATACTGAAAATGATTATGGCTTAGCCCCGCATGAACAACCTTGGAACGATGCCATAGACGCAACCCATGAGGCGTTAGATAAGGTAATTAAGGAGTATTTAGGATGAAGGCATATTTAAATGACGCGGAGCTAAAGAAAGACTTCGTTAAAGAGATTAAGCGTCACCAAGAGGCAGACCAGATTATCCAGGGGACTTACGCCAAAGGATCAGGTAAAAACTGGAAAGGTTGTGCTGTTGGGTGTAGCATCCATTCGTTGAATCGGATTAAGAAAAAGACGTATAAAACTAGCAATCACTCAGTTTACGAGACAGAGCTGGGAATTCCTCGCCAGCTCGCGTACCTCGAAGACAGAATCTTTGAAGGCTTGGATGTCAAAACTTCAAAAGAGTGGCCCCTCCGATTCTCGCAAGCTATTAGACCAGGCGCAGATCTGTCGCTCGTCGTGTCTAAGTTTATGGTGGCAGTGCTCAAAGATGAAAACTTCGGAGTATACAAATTTGCTCATAGGGATGGGAAGAAAGCGATTGATAATGTAGTAGCTTTATATGAGCGAAAATTATCTGGCAGTGAACCAACTCGCGAGGAGTGGCTAGAAGCTAGAGACGAAGCATCTTTGGCACGACGAGCTGCTTATGCTGCTTATGATGCTGCTTCTGATGCTGCTGCTTATGCTGCTTATGCTGCTTCTGATGCTGCTTATGATGCTGATGCTGCTGCTTATGATGCTGCTGCTGATGCTGCTTCTTATGCTGCTGCTTATGCTGCTGATGCTGCTGCTGATGCTGCTTCTGATGCTGCTGCTGATGCTGATGCTGCTGGACGAGACCATTACAAGAAAATGGCAGATAGGCTAATCGAGTTATTGGAGAAAGCAGGTGAGTAACCATAAAGAGCATAGGAGAGAAGGATGAGTAAATGGCAGAACAACCCAACATCCCCAGACTAAGCAATGGGAGGAGGCCGAGTGGCTCGATGATTACTTTGGGAGTCACCAGTATGGGGTGAGGTTTAAGGATGAACAGATATTTAATGCAAACCTATACAAATTATCCACCAAGGAATCTAACCTAAAAGGAGGAAATAAGTGAAAGCATATTTGAACAACCCCCAATTAAAAGAAGACTTCGTTAAAGAGATTAAGCGTCACCAAGAGGCAGACCAGATTATCCAGGGGACTTACGCCAAAGGATCAGGTAAAAACTGGAAAGGTTGTGCTGTTGGGTGCTCCATCCACTCACTCAATATCTTGAAGGGTAAAGAGCTTTCTACCTCGGACCATTCAGTATACGAGAGTGAGCTTGGATTACCTGAGTGGCTTGCCAGGCTTGAGGACACTATTTTTGAGGGACTGCCAAAAGAGGACGCTCTGAAATGGCCGTTAAGGTTTGCTAAAGCCATTCCCGTCGGAGTTGAGCTAGAACAAGTTAAATGGAAGTTCTCAGCGTTTATTCTCGGTGAAAACATAGAGCGAGTTTTAATGCTAGATATATCGGATGACCTTAAAAAGCAAGTTGCCGATTCTGTGAGAGATGTTTTAACTCTCCATGAAACAGCAATTAAGACTGGCATATGGGATGAAAAAGCTGCTTGGGCTGCTTGGTCTGCTGCTGAGGCTGCTAAGGCTGCTGCTTGGGCTGCTGATGCTGATGCTGATGCTGCTGCTGCTGCTCGGTCTGCTGCTCGGTCTGCTGCTTGGGCTACTGCTTGGGCTACTGCTTGGGCTACTGCTTGGGCTACTGCTGCTACTGCTCGGTTTGCTGCTTGGTCTGCTGCTGAGGCTGCTCGGGCTGATGCTGAGGCTGCTAAGGCTGCTCGGGCTGCTGCTGAGGCTGCTAAGGCTGCTCGGTCTGCTGCTTGGGCTGCTGCTGCTGCTGCTGCTGCTGCTGCTTACATACGTTACGCAGATAAGTTAATTGAGGAGCTAAAAAATGCCTCCTGAGACAAGAGCAAAAATTAGAGCCGCTTTATCTGGCCAGAAATCCTAATGAAAACTTTTAAGGTCATTATTCCGACCATTAACGCAGTCTGTGACAAGATAATTCCAGATTGGTTAGTAGAGAACTCCCTGATAACGGTGTTCTCCAAGCCGTCGCTCGTGGCTCATACAGTTTGGTTTGTGGTGTGGTTTGTGGTGTGGTTTGTGTGGAAACTGGATGTATCTCTACTCACCAACATTGTCTCGTTAGAGGCTATTTACCTAGGGGCGCTAATCGGAATCCAACAAACGCACCACCACAAGACAATCAAGAAGCATCTAGAAAAACATCAATAAAACAAAAACTGCTTGCGCTGTTGGGCAGAAGCAGTTAATGTTGTAGGTGTTGATCCTAAACTAATTCTTGCAATTATTTTAGAGATTGTCAACTGGTAGGGATACGTAGTGCTGCGTAAGGGACGCCATTAAGAAACCTGGACAGCGCCGACCGACAACCTGACACCTGTACTGGATAAGTATTTTCTTACTCACGACCCTGACGTTTTCAGGGAGGGACAAGGGCACGGGGGACACACAAAGTGATGACTACACAAACCTATCCAGGTTGGTGGAGGGTAAGAGGGAAGGAGCCGGGGGCTGCACATCTCCAGCTGTATTTGTGATGGCTAAACACACTACAAAGCACCGAACAGGAAGTGGGCGCGTATTAGACCTTGCATGCCCGTAGTTCAAATAAGTACATAAACCCCCACGCGCTAACAGAAGGAGCTTAAGCAATCGTTAGCAGCGCAGGAGTATGCAATCATTATAACCTATTGACTAACAGTAAGAGGTATGCTAAGGTTAAAGCATAACGAAGGAGCTTACCAATGAACGTGCATAATCTTTTAACCAACGCCATTAACGGAGTCACCTGCGCCCATGAGGGTTGTGAGCTTACCCCCGAAGAGGAGTACTGTCCCCTACATGAGCAGGAAGCCGCTATGGGTGCCTATGACAGCCTCTTTGATGGTGATGAGTACCAGCGTGAGATGATGGTCGATCAGGCTGTAGGCAAAGAATGAAACTCCTAGACCTAGCCCGCCAGGTAGAGGAAGCCAAAGAGGAGCATGAGTTCCAGAAGCTGGCCACTGAGACCGCCTATAAGGCCCTCCAAGACGCTCGAAGTGAGTTTGTGGCCGCTATGACGAAGATGGGCACAAAGAGCTTTAAATCGACCGACGGACGCCTCACAGCGTCCTTAAAGGAAGTTCCTAAGTACGAATACGACCCCAATAAGAAGCTCGACACCATTGAGTGGATCGAACTCAACCTGATCGATCCCTATACCTATCTAAGTGTTGACCGGGTAGCCTTCAAGAACATTCTGACCCAGGCGGTAGACCGCCAGGTAACCGTCCCAGGAGTATCTGCTACCACCACCGAGAGCCTGTCATTCACCATTAAATCCGAGAAAGAAGAAGATTAATGAAGATAAATGTTACTCACGTAGGGTCGCCCTGGAGAGCCACGCCTACCTCAGACTACATGTACACCATCCACATTGAGAATAAGGGAGAACCTCAGAAAACCTTTGATGCTGCCTTAGCGAGTTTAGGTGAGCACGAAGCCGAAGAATACCAGAGCAAATCCGGCAAGACCTACTGGCGGGTCCCTAAAGCTGGCGGGTACGCTCCCCGGAGTTCTGGAGCTAAAACCTTTCAAGCCGACCCTAAGAAACTCAAACAGGAAATGACGCTTGAAGTAGCCAAGAATCTCTCCATCCAGCGCCAAGTAGCTATGAAAGGCGCTGTAGATTTAATTGTTGCTGACAAACGTAAATACAACCAGCTCCACGATACCTACGCAGACCTAATGCAGCTGCTTAACCCCGACCAGGCTCCCGACCCCTTTGATGGGGTAGAAGTCCCCATGACCGACATGGGTGATTTCGCCGCCGAACAACCACCAATCGAGGCATATGATCAACTAACTCTAACGGAGCCTTTCTAATGAGCGGGACACAAGAGGGTGGATATAAAGCCCGAGAAACTAACCTAGGGAACAACCCCGACTTCTACAAAGAGATTGGTGCCTTAGGGGGTAAGAAGAGTCGCGGTGGCGGGTTCTCCAAAGCCACCGAGGAGCAACGCGCCGAGTGGGGGCACCGAGGGGGTAAGAAGAGTCGCCGCAAGAAGGAGTACTAGCGGAATGAGCCTCATGGAGAGGATGCAAGTACCGGTTACTTTCGATAAAGCCAATCGTAAGAAGGACAGGAGCGTCTCCCTAGCTTTCACAACAAATATGGAGATAAGCAACAAGGATTTTGCTCTAATGGATACCATTGTAAGCAATGAGGGATGGTTGTTATTTTCGGCTAATGAACTTAAAGATTCCGATGTCCCTAAAGAAGACGCGTCTAGTCGCGAGAGCAAACCTAAGATTGTGCGCTTAAAGGCGGTTTATTTCCTCTACTGGCGGGACAAGACCGATCAGTCCGAACCCTTCGATAACTACTGGAACCGTAATTTTGAAAAGCTGATGGACACGGTCAAGGACAAGCTAGAGTAATGGGGGGCTGCATGGGTGAGCATGTCGATGAAGTTTATTTATGGGAGCGACGCATGATTATCTACAGGTGCGTTTGGTGCTTAATGCTAAGGAGGCAGCAGTGCAGTTAGAACTATTCAATCATAAGCCGATGCCCGGAGGAACTTCCGAGTTTGCTAGCCAAGACATTACCGCTGCAAAGCACCATGGTAACAAATACAGCGCGGAGGCCAACAAGAGCCTTACCTCTAATAAACAGCGCCTTCGGCTTTTGGTCTTAAGCCATATCAAGGCTCAAGGTAGCTATGGAGCTACCTGTGATGAGGCGGCTGGGAGCCTGGGAATGCTGGCTCAGTCCTGTAGCGCCCGCTTTACCGAACTCAAGGCCCTCGACCTTATTAAAGAAATCGGCAAACGTAAGACTCGCAGCGGACGTAATGCCGGAGTCTGGGCAGTTGTCTGAGGTGGATGGAGTGATCGGCGAGATTTATGGCATTGAGATAGCTCATACCTCAATGGTAGGCGATAATAGGACACATGATGATGACTGGGAAAACTGTTGGTGCTGGAAAGAAGAAAAAGAGCGTAAGCAAGCTAAAGAAAGAAGCTGATGACATCTATAGCCTCTATATTAGACAACGATATGCCGACCCGCACACGGGAATGGCTACATGTGTTACTTGCCAAGTATCCAAGCCTTGGAAGGAACAACATTGCGGGCATTATGAAACCAGGGGGACTAATAGCCTTAGATTCGACGAACGAAATGGGCATGTTCAATGCGTTGGATGCAACATCTTTAAGAAGGGTAATTACCCAACTTATGCGAGATTCATGCTGCAAACATATGGACCCACTATCCTCGAAGACCTGGCAAGAGATGCGAAGGTTATACGACAGTTCAAACCCCACGATTTGGAAGAGATTATAGATACATATAAAGCAAAGTTGTCAACGTTGACGAAGCGTTAGAAGTTAGGTACCTTAGCGCTGTAACAGGATTTGCTTATTTTAGTATCTCTAGCAATGGCTGTCTTAGCGAGCAGCTTGGAACTCACGAATCTCAAACAACCAACCTTCCCCGATTACAAACAAAACTATATTAAAACCATCGTAGAACCCTGTACCAACCAAGGGGGCCATTTAGAGGGCTATAGTTGTATAGTCCCGCCTCCACCGCCGGTATTGCTACCAGCACCCGTAGAAGTGGCTTACGTGGCTCCTCCGCCTGTCGTACCGATTGATGAGCTGACCGGTTCAATTGGCATAGCTATTGCGGGCGGAAATTGCGTCTTAGAGGTTCCTCTAAGCATTCGTCCCGACGGTAACCCGATTACCTGGCTGGCCACTACCCAGACTCCCTATATTGGTGGAGTGGCGCTGTTTACATATAACCACGTTGGAATAATTACAGGGGTATGGTCGAACGGGGACCTTGAGATTCGCCATCAAAACTGGAACGGTATGCCGGTAACACGATTTCCTAGAAGTGCAATGAGGGGCTTTAGGTGATGCCTCAGATTACGCACTGAGACGCTGCGAGATTATCCTTAAAAGAGCTTGAGCTGAGGGTTGTCGCAGGTCTCTGCGAGGAACGCCCACCCACCGGAGTGGAACAGACTTTTGATGAATCGAATCATCCTCATCATTCACCTCCCTTGTAACAAGTGCATTTGATGTTCTTGTCTGACGGTAGGTGCCCATGAGGGCACTCATATGCGGCATCCATCATCTCGAGAGGGTCAGGAGCCCGGATAATGTCGAGATACCAGTTACGGTATTCACGAGCCGCCTTCTCTACATACCTAAGCATCAGGCAGCCAGGTTGGGGAATTGCATGCTCGACGGCAAACCACGGAGCAGGACGTACTCCAGGGTGTTGGAGTTGACCTTGAGAGCCTGTGCGACGCCGTAGACGTCCATCAGCTCTTTTACTGCATCGGTATAGCGGGTCTTGTCCAGCTCGCGAGCCTCGAAGGCTGCGGCTGCCTTACGGCACATTGCGACCAGATCCAGTACTGAGTCGCCTTGCTCGTGTGTAAGCGACTGCACGGCTAATCCTTCCGTAGATCCTGATTACCAATTTACCGCAGGGCTCAATTACCCTGATGAGTAGATCGATCAGCTCATCTCTCTTTCAAAGGGCGGCTACAGCCTTACCACGAACTTATTCTATACCATTATATACGGGGGAATCCAGCTCGTTCTGCTAAGAGAACAATGCCAGTAACCAGGGCGAGAATACCTAGTACCCAAGCTGGGATAGCAATAGTAAACAGCGTCACTAGTGAGTAAACGATTAAGAAAATGCTTAGTAGAATGATGCCCATAATAATCTCCTAACTTTTGATTGTTGTACGAGATGCTACGTAGCCAAGTTGTGAGGCTACCGCAACAACTAAGGCGGCAATCTTAACGACTGAGTTGTCTGCTGGGCCCAGGGCGACAATCATGCTGCAAACACTAATAGCAACGGAGAAGTAAAACTCAGTGGTCTTAACACCTGATTTAATCTCAGAGGCAACCTGGGGGGCAGTCAACTGACCCATGATTACGCCTCTAAAGGGGTATCGGTCAGGTCCTCAGCTGGGGTCTCGGTTTCAACTGCAGTAGTGGTGACCGGGATAACCACCGCTGGGGCGGTCCAACCGGTAGCCAGCAACAGGGGCTTAAGAGCCTCTAGCAGATTGTCTCCGAGGCTTGGGGCCTGGGCTGCATCTGCGGTTACGGCTGACTGCAGAGCGGTTAATGCTGTTTGTAGATCTGTGGTTACTTCTGACATAATAATTCTCCTTAGTTATGCTTATTATACTAGTTATTTGAATATGCTTGCAAATTTATTTACGAGGCCCTGTAGTAAGTCTAGGATCTGCTTTAATAAACTATTATTCTCCTGCCCGTAATCATGCCCAGGAGTTGGCGGGGGGGTTGCCGGTGGCGGTAAAGGCGCTGGCACAGGGGCGGGCGTAGAGGGGGGAGTTGGTTGAGGCGCAGGTGTTGACGGTGGGGTAACAGGGTTGCCGCCAGGCTGATACTGAGGCCAGTCATAAGTTCCCTTATTAAGCAGGTGCGCTTGAGCTGAAGCATCATCCTGGATGGGATAAATATCGGGGGCTAGGCCATCCCCACAGCAGGCGGTTGAGCTAAAATCACGGTGGGGGCGTACGTCGGGCCAGGTCGCCGGAAACTCTGGATGCTGCTCACAGAGGTTCTTACAGAGTTGATAGAAAGCCTCGTACTGCTCGCGAGTCGGGATCTGATTCTGAGGAGGGTGGAAGTACCCGTCTAGACAGATGGCTATGTTAGTAACATTCTCTGCGCTCCCGACAACGTAGAGCCAAGTTTCGTGGGGGCGAATCTTGAAGATGACGCCGGTGTTGTCAATCTTATAATGATACTGCAGGCCCGGCCCTAGGGTTTGATAATGCAGCGCTGCCTCAGCTTGGTAACGAGCTACTGAATCATAATCATGAGGACGAAATTGACCGTCGTGATGGACCGAGATACTGGTGATTGTCCCGACACTGCGCTGATGAAGACCGTTATCATAGTTAGCACCCTTAGGATCAAGGTAGTTATCACCGGTTAAGTCAACCATCCCTCCCAGGTAGTCCTTCACGCTATTCCTCGTACTTATAGTTGTATATTAGCACAAGGACTACAGCAACGCATAAACTAGCAAATCCAGAAGCCACATTAGCGATATGGAATAAATCTACACTAATACGACCCGTGAGACTTAGATACTGATAAAGAATTATAGGAAGGCCAGAAATTACAAATAGGAATATCCAAACAAGGACATACCACCGAAGCCTAGAGAACCCATCAACCACTCTTCTAACCTCATGGATCTGCCGTGGTATAACATACCATCCTAGTAGAATAAGCGATATAACCCGCGCAATGAGGCTAAAAACTAAGTACCAATTCATCTTCTCTTCCCACCTCCAGTAGCTATATATATCTGTAGCGTAATGCCATCTTTGCGCAATAAGTCGCGCAGAGCTTTTGCACTCTGCGCCGCCTCTGCGGCTCTTCTGGAGTTTTCCTCCGCGATGTTCTCGATAATCTTATCCTTTTTGCGGCCAAATAAGTCGAACTTCATATTCGCTCCTTAGAGATTTGCACCTTTTGTTGGATCAGCTCTAGCGAGTCTTTAATGAATCCAATTGGTGCTATTAGCTCATCGCGCGTTCTCTCCGCCCCAAGTATGCGCCTATCCTTCTCGGCAAGTAACTGTCTAACCAACCAAATATTGGCCAGGATAGATAATGCTAACAATGTTCCGAGGACGCCCTGCGAAGCAATCTGGTTGAGCAGGACATCCATTCAGTAATTAGAGCTTACCGGATTTGCGCATAGCTTGGAAAACCGCACCAGCTACCTTTTTACCGGCAGCTGCTGAACCATACTGTTTGGTAGCTTTAGCCGCTACCGTTTTAAAGCCGGTTTTACCGGGAACGTTCTTTTTGCCCATATCGACGCCGCGAACGGCCTTCTTGGCGGCTGCGGATTTCGTCATTACCTTCTTCATGGCACCCATATTATTCCCCATCCGCCCTTTGATATAGCATACCATTTACTTGACAAATAACAATAAGTAGAATAGAATCCAGGCATTATGACTTTTAGAACAGCTCTCCTAACCGAATTACTTGCAACCGTAGCCTTAGCGGGCTATATGACGATCCCCCCGACTCCAGTATTGGTAAGCGACATCTTCCCGCCCCACAAGGTAATTATCGAGCAGGCCGCTGTAGCCCCTACTGCAGCTCCTGCGGTTGCACCTAGTTATACTCCCAGCCCAGATCCCAGCGACGTATCCGTAGGCGCGGTAATTCCACCCCACCAAGATCCCGCACCAGCGGTTCCAGCTGCTTCACCAGCCCCCGTAGTAACATCCGAGGTTAATCCAACTCCCTGTCGGTCAATAGGGAACAACGGGCCGGTAGACTGTAATTAGCGTTGGTTGTACTTACCGGCCAAGACGTCAGCTTTACTTTCACGGCCCTGTTTGAAAGCCTGGATGGTAGATTGGGCGTTTTGTTTGCTAATATTACCGGATTTCAATTGTTTAGCTAAATAGTTCTCAACTGGGGTGTAGTTCTTCCATTGAGCCGTTGTAACAAGCTTTAAGTTACTAGAGTCATTAGACCCCCCAATCTCTAAAGGAACGGTATGGTCTAACTTATAGCTGGGGTTATTCTTGCCTCCAGCCTTCTTGGCGGCTGCCGAGGCAGATAGCGGCATGCGCTGGACGATGACGGTACCATTATCGACTCGCTTGATCTGTTCTCCTTTAAAGATACGATTAAAGGCGGTCTCAGGATCGGTCCCAATAGCTTGAGCATAGACCGTGATCTGATTGATCAAACTATTGTCCTTAATCTTCACACTAGTTCCTTGAGCATTATAAGGAGCCGGGATTGTGTTGGTGGTTATCCCTAGCGCGTCAGAAATCATCGCCAGCATGGTATTGGCTGAGTTGGGGTTACTCTTCAACTCATTATAGTTAGCTATTGGAAGAGGCAAGAGTAGGTTACTTAGCTCCCCTCCTACAGTAATAGGGTTACCGCTAAAGTCCTTACCCTTAGCTATATCTTTAACGACCGATGATATTGGCGAAAGTTTACCCTCAAAGAAGTTATAGACCACATCCTTACGGGTAGGTTGGCCGAACTTCCCACTATCGAGAGACGTAACAGTGCCGGTTGAACTCTTGGTTGATCCTTCGAGCATTCGAGCGGCTAGAGTAATAACAGGGGCCATCCCACCTGAGACAGTGAAAGTGGTGTTGCCGATCTTTATCTTACCAAAGTTAGAGCTTCTGGGGTCGAGTTCCACCGAATTAGGATTAAGCGTACGAGCTATACCCAACACTGCGGCGGTACCACTAATAACTTTCACGAGGTTAATTGCAGCTTGTTTACGCACGAAGGGGCTAACTCCTTTTTGAAGATTGTGCCCGGTCAGAAAATCAACCTGGCTCTTTAAAAAACGGGGGGAGAAGAAGATGTTGTTAACTCGGTTAGCTATCTTTTCACCGGCGCCTAAATACCCTCTACCGGTCAGGGAGTTTACTAGCTTCCCGATACTCTCGAGTTGAGCTTTGTCGTTGATATTGACGCCAGATTTGTCCGCTATCTGTAAATATTTATCAAAGACATCGGCTCGAGTACGATACTGAAACCCCTCAAAGGCGTTCTCGCTAGCTTTAAAGGCCTTCCCCAAAAGCGGGATCTTGGTGGGGTACTGCGAAGGATAAGCTTCCTCAACATTGCCAATTGCTAGTTTGGCTTTAATCATCTTGTCATAAGTCGGCCGCGACATAATCTCAGCGCTAATCTCGTCCATTACCTTCTTACCGCCGAAGGTCTTATACATATCCACAAATGATTGGCGGGCATTTTTCTGCCACACCCCCGGATGAGTAAACAGCGTCTTCCAGCCCTGGTTAAAGAGGGCTGAATCATCCAGCGAAGCTTTGAGACTTTTACTAACCCCGGCCACATTTGATACCCCCTGGGCGATACTTCCCAGTGGGTTATTCTTAATTACTCCTGGAATTTCCTTGAGGGAAGTCTTCCCGGCTTCTTGTTTTAAGCCATTAACGTAGTTCGCCAGATTAACCTTGGCCCGGCCGTAGTCTAATCTGTTACCACCTTGGTCCATGGCGGTCTTAGCATCATCAATCGCCTTAGACAACTGAGCGATTTGTTTAGTCTCCTGCGCTGTTACGTCTACCCCCAGTCGGGTAGAAGCAAGGTCTTTCAAGAAAGCCTTCTCCTCAGCTGGGTTCAAGACTCGATCAAGTTTACTAATCTTAGTAAATAAATCTCGACGTACCTCGGGAGTGATTCCGGAAACTTTCTTAGCCCACGAGGCAAACCCTACCTGCTGGTTCTTTAAGAGAAGTTTGGATTCGAATAAAGCGTTAACCTCTTTGGCACTTTCACCAACGATACCCTCGAAGAAAGTCCGGCGTTCCTCGCTCGTCATATTGGCTAGTTTCTCGGGGTCGATCTGTCCATTCCGAATAGCATCCAGGAACTTAGTTGCATCAGCTGGGATGAGACAGAAGTTAGCAGCCACTTGACACCTCAACGATTATAGTGTATGGTTTGCGCATGAACAGCTTTCTATATAACCTATTTGAAGTCATCTTGGTAGTCCTATTAGTAGGCGTTGTATTCTCGGAATGGTTGTTCCCTGAAAAGGATGAGTAGCCCATTAAGTAACTCATACTAACATCTTATCTCGTTTACAAATTGTTCCCAAGTCTGGCGTGTCACTTTTGGTTTGGCAGCCTGGACTTCCTTGGTCGTCGCCGTAACGGCTTTATTGACTGACTGCCCGGTCTTAGCTTCGAGAGCTTTGGCTCTAGCATCGGCTACTTTCTGGATATTACCAACTGCCGAATTTGGATTGCGTTCTGCTAAGGCTCGGATTCTTTGCCCCATAGCGGTAGCCTCTCCAACTCGGGAAGAGGTTGCTAACTGTTGTAATAAGTCTACGTTCCCAGTTTTCGTGGCATGATCTTCTAAGGCGAGGGAGATGCTCTCGGGTAGAATATGGGGAGGCGGGGCTTCTTGACCTGTGGCTATGCGGGTGGCACGTTGGGGATCTTTTTGGATAAGGTCAGCGGCATGCGCAGCCTGCTCCTTCATGTTGACCTGATTGTATTCTGGAAGATTTGATAAACCGGTGGTGAGTTTGGCCTCAACAGCTTTTTGATTGATACCAGCCCCTAACTTGCTGGTGCGCAGCTGACCAGTAGAAGCCGCGGGAGCCAAAGTAGTTTTAGGAAGTTGTTCCACGGTAGGAATATTCTTCACCCCAGCCGCTTTAAGGGCCTCTAGACGATGTTGCCCGTCCTGCACATAAGGAGTACCATCAATGGTCTTAACAATTAGAGGTTCAATTGGCTTACCGGCTTGAATATCAGCCGCTACCTTAGCAACCTGAGCTGTGTCTATTGGCACCCCATGGGTTTCGGTGCCGAGTTTCAAACTGTCTGCTGGGATGTGCTTGATATTCTCTGAAGCCACCCCTGAGTTTTGAGGATTAACCTGGGACGGTACCTCTCCGGGTGGAGTCCCAAGGGTCGGATGAAGCCTAGCCACCGCTGGGCTCTGGACAATGGTTTTTAATTCGGCTGGCGTAGAGGCTCTTGCAACATTAACCGCCAGATTGGTTTCTCCGGCATCGTGGAGGGTTCTAACGATATTAGCCTTAGTAGCGTTACTAATTGTTGGAGCAAGAGCTTTAGCTGCACCTACTTCAGACGCCTTCAGAAAGCTTTTTGCACCGCTGACTCCATAAGCTAACCCTGCTAGATCAGATAATGCCGCCATCACCTTGCCACCTGCGCCCGATTGGGAGCCTATATCGCTAGTGTAACTGGTCTGTGGCCCAACTCCTGGGAGAGACACAGGAGAACCATGTACCGTAGCTGCACCCTTGGCAATGTTCTGCTCCAGAGCACCAATAGGGGAGTTCTGGTACCCCGTACCAACGATAGACTTAGTAAAGCCAGCCGTACTTTTAAGTGTATTAAGTAACTGCCCTCCGATATTAGGAGCGCGCTGGACCTTATCATTAGCAGCAAAGTTAAAGGCTGGCTGCAGAACAGCCGCACCCACTTGCCCGGCAGCTCTAGTAATCCCACCCCCAGGAGAAACTGCGTTACTCAGGGCATTTGCTAAACCGTTTCTAAACGGTCCGGCGACTTTAACCGGATTCGCTGTAGTGCCGTAGACATCCTTAATCGCCTGGAGCTGGTCATAAGAACGCTTGTCACCAGCTTGGGCTCGAGCGACCAAACGGTTAGCGATAGTCTTCTGCGTCTGTGCGTCAGCCTGTGAAAAAGTCTGCTTATAAGCCTGCCCCTGGGGGGTGTCTTTGAACTGAGGGGCCTGCGGAATTGAGATTTGCCGATTAATAGAAGCATACTGCCCAGGTACAAAGTCACTCGCAAAAGAGCCCGAGGAGCTAGAAGGCTGTTTACCTAAGATACTTTGGTATGGCATGGCTATCCCGACTTGCTTATAGCGTAATCATAGTACCCGTTTTGAGGGTTCTTAAGATCCTTAAAGGTGGAGTTAAATGAGGCCGGTGTAAACCCAGACTGTACCCAATCTTGGTAAGCCTTAGCATAGTCCTGGGGAGCCACGTAACCATCACGGCCCCGAACGGTATTCAGGCCAGATCTAATCTGACCGGCGATCGACTGCTGAGAAGGAGCCTTAGGGGCAGCTGAGGAGACACGCGAGGCCGCAACCTGTTGTTGGTTGTTCAGCTTCTGCTGCGCCAGAGCGTAGCTTTGTTCCTGCTGGAGCTGTGACTGTCTGGTGCTATAGGCTTGTTGAGCCTGGGACTGACGGATCTTCGCAATCGAGTCTTGCAGGTTGAAGGTCTTATCGGCAATGTTCTGTTTCAAACCAGCTACGGCCGGTAGGTACTTTTCCCCGACGTACTTAGCTTGCTCACCAATCGGGATACCCGAGTATAATACCCCTTTAGCATTAGCTCCAGCCGTAATATCGCCGAAGGCGTTGGTCTTAGCCTGGTCTAACCCAGCCTGCTGAGCCGCCTGATAAGCCGGGAGTTGATTGAGTTGATTTTGGGCAGCATCGACCTGAGGCTTATAATACTGATCTAACTGGGTCATTATTTGATCGATTGAGTCGGCCATCAGAAAGCACCATAACTAGGCAGGTCTACTATGACGTGGTGGCCTTGCAAATTATAGCCGCCCCCTAGAATATCAAACAACTGAGCCACTGCTGCCTCCTTCTCCGCTCGTTTTTGACCCGGAGGGGCGATTGACGAGAGTAACTCCGCTATGTCGGATCGGGAGGGGATTTGTGACCGGCTGACTATCTCGTTGAGTTTCTGTTCCACTCGAAGTATTCCCAGGCGCCCTCTTATGCTTTAGTT